CAGGGCATACGCCTTCTTGGATGCGGTCGCCTTCACATACGCGCGCTGGCGGGTGAAGAACTTGTCGAGCTCCGCCTTATGGCCCGAAACGAGCCCAGAGCGGATGTCCTTCGTCGTCGCCTTCGTGCCCAGGTTCGCCAGGTGGCCCATAAGGGATCGAGTGATTGCCTTACCAGCCGGATCGTTGGCGGCAGCAGCGACCGCGCCCGCAGCGGTAGCGTCCGCTTCAGCGGTCATGTCAGGGGTTGGGTTAGTCGACTCTGTGATCGAGACGCGCCGCATCGGAGTGCCCAACTCCTGCAACGCCGCGTTGGCGTAGAGCTTGTCAGCGACAGGGCCGGCGGCGGGCAGGCCGAACATCGGGCGAGCCTCGGAAGGCTTCATCACGCCCTTCTCGACCAGGTTGCCGACCGAAGTCGCGCGGACCTCGAAGTCGCCACGGAGGACTTCGTCCATGTTGAACCGGGTAAACACATTCCGGTCTGGATAAAAGTCCGGCAGCAGTTGGTGATTGATGACCGACTCGAAGTTCACGAACCTCGGCGCCATCGTGTCCCTGTACTGGGAACGCAACTGCTCCGTGATGTTGCTGAACGTCGCGTGGTCAAGGATGTGAACCACAGGAGGCGGCACATCGTAGGCGGCGCAGACCTCTTCGCGGTTCAGCTTCCGACCCTCGATGTACTGCATCTCCTCGGCGGTCAGTTGCATCGTCGTCGTGGTCAAGCCCTCTTCGAGGACGAGCGAGCCGCCCATGTTGTCCGCACCAGCGTGACGGGCGTCCATGTTCGCCTTGAGCCGGTCCATCGCGGGCTGTGACAAGGTGCTGGGGTGGCTCAGGACCACAGACGGGCGTAGCCCGTTCTTCCAGAATGCCTGCGTCGCACGCCTCGCGGCATCCTCGTTCAGCAGAGTCATCCGCAGACCCTCAAGGTTGCTCAGGCCGCGTGTCAGGTTGTCCGGGTTGTACGTCGTGAACGCGACAACATCCTCTTCAGGGATCGGCGGGAGCATCGACACGTTGCGAGTGCCCGAGGAATAGATGTACTCAAGGCCGCCCTCGATGTTGCGGCGCGCGATGACGTTCGCCGGGTGCATCGGGTGGAGCTCGCGGACCTTGCCGCTCTCGTCGCGGAGTTTCAGCCAGAACGCCTCGCCGTAGATGTCACGAGTCGAGGAGGTCCACTCCCACAGCGTGAAGCCGGACATGCGCGGGTTCGGCCGGGCCAATAGATCAGTCAGTGGCCCATCCTCAGGCTTGCTGTCCAGGTGGGCCACATGCTCTTTCACATCGAAGGGCATACGCGCGGTGGCCATCGCCAGCTTGCGGATGACGATCCCAACCCAGACCTGCGACTTGTACAGCGCGCTGTACGCGGCATAGGAGCCCAGCAACTCGAGCGAGGATGTGGCGTAGTACGAGGCGTCAGCAAAGATCGGTGTCCGGTCAGCCAGCGTGTCAACCTGCGAAGGGATGACCTGACCATTCGATAGGAACATGTCACCCCCTCAGTGCTTGCATGTACTTGACGCGAGCCCTTGGCAGCCATAGGTACTCGTCAATCTTCAGACGGTCGCCCTTGGGTGAAACCGACGACGCATCGGCAAGGATGAGGTGACCCTCATCCCAGTCGACCAGCACGCCCTCGAAGGTCTCCTCAGAGTCGGTGGTGACCAGGAATCGGCCCCGCTCGGCGCGTCTAATCAGTCGGTCACGACGCACAGGGGACTCCTTCGATCAGACGACCGCGAGGTCTTCGGTCTCGTACTTGGATTTCTTCTGCACAGGCATGGCCAGGACGAGCGAGAGTGCGTTGATGGTCGCCGCGACCGCGTCGATCTTGTCCGCAGCCACAGCTTTGTTCGGCTTCACATTCCCGGCCGGATCCATGGCCACCGCGAAGTTGTCGACCTGCCAGCGGACGGCAGGGTTCCCTCCGTGACGGAACATCGGCTTCTCTTCGGTGCCCTCGAGCAGGATCCGCTGAAGTTCCTTCGTCGGAGCTGACAGTGTGACTAGACCCTGACGGGTCTTCACCATCGGCGCACCGTCGCCCACAAGGTCGTTGACGAGTTGGCTTGAGTTCCATGGGTCGTAGGCGATGCCCCGGACAGCGAACTTCTCGCGGTCGAGGTTGATCTGTGCCCGGATGAAGTCATAGTCCGCGACGTTGCCAGGAGTCAGGGTCAGGAAGCCGTTGCGCACCCACACCGTCGCGGCGCCCGCAGTCCGTTTGTCCAGGCTGGGCAGGTTCGCCTCAGGAGTCCAGAACCGCCACAGGTTGTCAAAGCCGGACTCTGCAGGGAACACCCACGCGAGCGCGCACAGGTCCGAGGTCGATGCGAGGTCAAGGCCTCCGAACGCCTCGCGGCCGGCGAGTTTCGTCTCATCGACCAGGGAGCCGTTACGGTCCCACACGTCAAGGGCGAGGTACTTCGTCTCCTGCTTCGTCCGCAGCCCGAGGTGTAGCCGCTGGTACTTCGCCAGGTCAGCTGGTGACGCCTTCGCCTGCGTGGCCGCGTTGGCCAGATACGAGCGGGTCGGGCTGATCCCATAGCCAGGGTTCGCCGACCGCTGCGTCTCCTCGCTGAACGGGTCCGCCTTCGGATCCGCAGCCCACACCACGCCGTAGGTCGACGGGTCCTTGATCGCACCGCGGGCCAACTGCTCCACGTACTCGCGCTTGCGCGAGTAGATCGTGTTCTTCTTGCCGGAGTCCGCCGTGGTGATGATCCCGATCAGCGGCTGACGACGGGCGCCGGTGCCGGTCTCGATCGCCTCGACAAGGTCGGGCGTCTTGTGGACGTGCAGCTCGTCGATGCCGCCGAAATGGACGTTCGCGCCCATCTGCGCATCAGCCACCGAGGACACGACCTCGATGTATGACCCTGACTTCGGGTGCAGGATCTTAGACCCGACCACCTTGACGTGCCGCTTCAGCGCCGGCGACTTCTCTGCCAGGGTCTTGATCGGGGTGAAGATGAACCCGGCCTGCCGCAGTGAGGTCGCCGCGGTGACAACCTGGGCGCCCGGCTCACCGTCTGCGGCCAGCATGTAGAGCTCAAGGCCACCGAACAGGGTGCTCTTGCCATTCTTGCGAGGCACATCGACGAACAGTGAGCGGATGATCCGGGCGTAGGAGTCGGAGTCCTTGTCCCACTTCACCCACCCGAAGACGGGCGCCAGGATGTAGGCAACCTGCCATGAGTCAGGCTTCAACGGCCGACCGGCCCACTGGCCTTGCGTGTGACGCAGTAGTGAGAACGCCTTGAGCACCCGGTCAACGCGTGCCCCGTCGAACCGCGCCCCGCGAACATTCCGCGGCTCGGGTGTCTTGATCCGAGGCGGGCAGTCCGGCATGGGGATCTTGCGGGTGATTAGGTAGTTCTCAACCTCGGGAGACAGTTTCAGGTCAACCGGAGAAGATGTCCTCTTCGCCATTGTCGGCCTCCTGCACAGACAGTTTCGCCTCAGCGGAAGGCGTGAATCCGAACTCGGCGCACCACGCTCTCAGGTCCTTGGATGCGGCCTCGATGATCGCGACCCACGGCGCCCGGACGATGCCCTGGGAGTTCTGCCCGAGCAGGCCGTGACCACCGATCGTCTCGGAGTCGATGACCTCGCCGTCCTTGCCATGGATGACGTAGGTGAAGTCCTGATGTTCGTCGATCAGCTTCTGCGCGTCGACCATCCGCTGCCAGGTCAGGCAGTAGGCAGTCAGCGCCGCACGGTCAACCGGCTTCGTCAACTCGAGACGCGCCAACTCAGGGACCACGCGGTCCCACTCGGCGCGAGCCTCAGCCGGCAACCACTCCGGCGCCTCAGGTGGGATGCGCTTGAACAGTGGAGTCTCAGCAACCTTGCGCCCACCAGAGTCCCGACCATGGCCGCGACCCTCGAGGAGCTTCAGCGCGACCGGGCGCGGCTTAGGGGAAGCCATCAGACATCCACCTCGGCGACGACCTGCGCCGTGCCAGTCGAATCGTCACAGCGATAGGTGACCATGACCACGCGGCCAAGCCTGCGATCGTCCAGGACGTTGACGGCTGGCCCATCGTGATCCTGAGTGACGC